TCCCCTGCTACATCAAGCGTCATATCTCCAGAGCTTAAAGCCAGAGTAGTCCCATCAAGCGTGAAGTTATCTACAACCACACCAGCGTTGGCTGTGACTACGCCATTAAACGAAGCCGATCCATCAGAAGCTATATTAGCACGAACGACATTGTTAGTCGCAAACTCTATACCGTCAGCAGTTGTGGTTCCCATAAACATATTATTAACAGCACTGCCACTAAATCTATTGCCACTAGAACCTTCAACACCAATCATGCCGCCTGCAACAGATGAATTAGCTATTGTTAAAGATTTTTCGTTGTTTGCTCCAGTTTCGCTAATGCTCATGTTGCCTGTGGTTATAAGAGTACCACCAACAGTAGAGTTGGCATTACTAGCAAACCCACCGTTAAACACAGTCGCAGCCGTGGTGGTCAGGACGCCTGTTACTAAGGCAGTCGTTGCCACATCTAAAGCACCATTTAAGTCTGCATTGCCAGAAAGCGCTAACGTCGTACCACTTATTGCCGCCGCAGAGCTACCACCGATAACCGCGCCATCAATCGTGCCTGAGTTAATATCAATGCCAGTAACCGCAGTGGTTCCGTCGAGAAGATTATCAATATTATCAAGGTTGGTGTTGATCTTAGTACCCCAAGTATCCTCAGATGCACCAACCTCCGGCTTAACTAAGCTATATGTGGTTGTCGTTGTATCAGCCATTTTAATCTCCTATGCGGCGTAAGCCTTGATTTAATCACCTAAATTTTAGGGGGAAGCAACAGACCAATCGGTTGATGCGTTGGATGCATATTGCCATACTTCACTCACGGGATCAACATCAGTCCACGTTTCTGACGTTTCCGACTCTACCTCCCACTTCTCACGCGCGTTACACACGACAGAAGAGGCAACAGAAATATTACTCGAACTAATTTGCACTAGGTTGCAAGTCGCGCCCACAGTCAAAGCAGTATCGATAACAGCGCCGCTGCTAAACACAACAGTCGCATTAGACGCGGTAGACGCAGACGCAGCAATTACACTCGCGCCATCTCTCACGCGCTCAATTGCTGCACTCGTAGAAGCAACACCAGCTATCGCGCTGGCGCCACTTTGCACTCTAACGACACTCGCGGAAACAGACGCAGCGCCCGCAGAAGTCGCCGCGCTCTGCCTGACGCGCTGGCCGACAGAAGTTACCGACGCAGTAGACGCGGAAGTGGCTGCACCCTCACGAACACGTAGACCCGCAGCAGTCGTGCCGGAGGTTGTCGCAATTATAGAAGCCGTAAGCCTTACGCGTACAGACGCAGCCGCCGTAGTGGTGGCCGTAATAATTGTGCCAGCGCCGTCAGTGACAAAACCATCAAGCCCAAAATTATATGAGCCGTATGTGCTTTGCCCGTATCCGCTGCGATACTCAGCCATTAGTCTAGCGTAATATCAAGATCACCTGATGGAAGCCTAAACACGTCACCAGTTGAAATAGTTTTGCTGGTTGTCAAAGCAGCGTATGCAATTAAATTTCCGCCGCTGGAAGCATCGAAGACCCCTACGTGCGAAACTGTGCCATAATTAGCAGTCGCAACATCCCACTCAATCGCCGCGTTGTTTGACGCAGTATTGCCGGAAATAGCAAACGCTACAGCCTTACGCCCGTAACCACCGCCGGAAACTTCCGTACCGCCGCCAGTGTCAGACGGAGCCGCAGTGTAAAGCGCGATATGCCAAGCAGTTGGCCGTGTCGCACTGCCAGTAGTAAAAACCCAAGTTAATACTGTAGTTTCAAAAGTATTGGAAAAACTCATTTTAATATGCCCTTATTTTCATACGACGGCCTGATCCGCCATATTTTGCTGCGTCACTTGAGGCGTTTATAGCATCAATTGCATTTTTATACAAAGCCGCCCACGTTTGTATTCGTGCATCTTCCTTCAAGTATGGCGCAGAATGCATTAAGGCGCCATATAAATAAGCGTCTGGGAAATACTGCAACAGCCAATTTGATGTATTGGTATCACTCAATTCTGGGACGCGCGCGTAGTAATATAACTCAGCAGTGTATGTACTGTCGGGGACAGGATAAACTTCTATCTCGCCAGCAGTCAAAGCATAGTAAGCTGGCCGACCAGAAGTATTTGCCGTCTCAAACTTTCTCTGCAAAATTTCGGATTGGCTCATCTTCTCAAGCGGGCTGGTATCATTAGACGTAATGTAAAACCTAATGTCCTCAAGGAAATCAGCAGGGATTGCGCTATACTGCGTATCAATCTGAGCGTTGCTGCGCTTCTCCTGACGCCAGTGCCGGACAAACCTTTGTATGTCAGCTTCGGCCAATGTAATAAAATCAGCAGCAATCGTACTTAGATCGTCACGGTTGAGAAAGTCAGCTATGCTCGACTTTAATTCTGCGTATGTTGTAATTGCCATTACTCTAATAATCCTCGCGTGTATTGCTTTTCATTAGCACGTTTTTGCATTTCTTGTAAGGCTAGTAAGCCGACAGGAGCCATTGCGCCGCTAAAGAGCAATTTTTGCATTTGCCTAATTTTGTCGGCGCGGGTCATTCCTGTTATTTTGTCGTTATACTCAATAATTTCAGGAACCCCTTGGCGTTTTAATTTGTCAATTGCAACCGTGTTTCCTTGAGGAACTATCGCAGCATCAAAGTCACCCAATTGAGCAACTGATCTTGGCTTGGCCTCAAAATATTCAGTCGGCATTCCCTTAACTTCTGATTTAAAGCTAGCCAAAAGTTTCCTAGCGTCGGCTATCGCCTCTGGTGACGCCTCAGCATAACTTACGTTTTTACCCATAGCCAAATCAGCAATAAAATCTTCGGTTAATGTATGACGGCCTCCAAAATGTTTTTTGGCCAAATCCTCAACGCCATAATAAACGTCACTATTAAATGTCTCTTTTATGTCGGCCATATCATTATTAAGGGGTTGCAATAAACCTCTGTTTGCCTTGATTTCTCCAAGGTCTTTAAACTTATCAGATACAACCGCCCGAATAAGACCACCGCTAGATGTACCTTCAGACCCAGCCTCAAAAGCCCTTGCTTTATTCATCCTTCTATATGCTTCTTCAACCGTGTATGGCATTGGCTTTTTCTTAACGCCAGAAGGCGTGTAAGGCTCTTCTGGGTAAATCATCCTTTGGACTTCACCATATTTTGATAAACCTTCGTATGGGTCTAAAGCGTTTTCTGGATAAAGATCACTGTCAGCCTTCCTTTTTACATCATTAACGTAATCTCGAAAGCTGTTAAATTTTTTTGGATTTGAAATTTTATTCTTAACGCCATATTGTGCTACACGCATCATGTAATCTTGATCTTCAAATCGGCTGATACTATCAAGCCAATCGCTGCCCATATGGCCAAGATCGGGGTCTTCTCGCATGGCTAATCTGGTTGCGCCTTCATCAGAAAAGTCAGTAAACCCTTTATTCTGACGCCCAGTATATGCATCGCTTGGCCAAACAGGTAAATCTCGCCTTGGGGCAATTTTATCAGGCGACAATAAAAGGCTAATATCACCGTACTCCTCAAGAGGAAAGTTAGCATTAGAAATTGCTAAAGATGGCATAGGTATGCCGCCAATTTCAGACGCGGCCATAACGCCCTTTGTGTTAAGATTGTGTTGAGCAATTAACGGAGCGTCATCCTTAGTAAGAACCTTCGGCTTCAAACGCACATCACCCAACAAAGACCCCATAGAATTTGGCCCAACCTCAACACGCTTGGCCGTATCAAGTAACCCTCGCGCACCAGACCTAACAGCATTCGCAGCAGCATCACCAATAAAAGGAAATAATCCCAACACAGTGGCCCCACCCAACAAGCCGACTAAAGCCCAATTCGGGTTTACTGACGTAGCCTCATCCCAGACCTGTTTCGCAGCCATTGCGTCACCAATAATCGGCGTGGCTTCCGCTACAAAGCGGGCCGCATCCATAGGTGTGACGTTCGGCACATTAACAGCAAGACGCTTGGCTTCCGCCGCATAACCAGCGGCATTACTAGGATCTAATAATCCAACCATAAATTACTTACCAAACTTCCGCATCAAACAAGTTCCGGCCCGCTTGCAAGCTTCCGGCGTGGGGCAACCCTTCAGTGGTTTCATCATTTAACTTCTCCTCATACTGCCGCACCCTAACATATTTTATTAGGCAATGCCACGTAGGTTTCTTTTAATAGACTGTTTCCAACTCGATATTGCACCGGAAAGAGCCGTCGTTGCATCCGACGCCATAGTCAAACACAAGGCATCAGCTAAGTCAGGAGATTTCAATCCACGCCTGCGCATTTCATCCTTACTCTCAGCCTTCATCTTACCAGAAGAAGTAAACGAATACCGTATGGCAGTCAATTCAGCCACAAGCTGATCACTGTCCGGCAACTTACAAGATCTATCCTCCAACCAACCCTTCGTCTTAAACCAAAGCTCAGACCTCAAATTCATATACGTGTCACCCATAGACGGAGACTCACTAACATTCACGCCCCTCACGGGCGCGCCCAACTCACGCAGGCGATCGACAACCCCACCACCAAGACCAATACTATCAACTAAAATTTCCTTCGGCTGCGCGCTGGGCGGCAAACCATTATACTCAGCCATGACGCGGCCAACAGTCTGCATCAAATCCAACCCCTGCCACGAATTAATATCCGTCACCACATTCCCATACCGCTTGCACAACGCAGTTTGATCGGTGCCAAACCGTGCAACGTCCAAACCCCAGATAGGCTTCTCATCCGGCGTCACCTCAATGTCACGCCGTATCGCACTCTCAACCAAATGAAACGGAATAATAGTATCATCATCGGCCAGCGGAAATTCACCCAAAACACGCACACGAAATGCGTTGGAATCCTCGCCATACCGCGCGCGCATCTCATCAACAAAATCATCAGATACGAGGGGGCTTTCCACGCAAGACCAACGCCGCGTCCACCAACTATTCGCCATGCGCGTCTGGCTCTCGTAAAACGTACCACTAGAACGCGTCGGGTTAGACAGTAGGATCGTCGTGGCGGAGTGACCCGACATAGAACCCGCAGCAGCCTCAAAAACCTTCTCAGGCACACCGGAAGCCTCGTCAACAACTAACAAAACATTCTCAGAATGCACACCAGCCAAAGCCTCCGGCGTCTCCGCCCTACTCGTCCTAGCCGAAATAAACGCCTCGCTGGGAGCCGAAGACAACTCAATGCGATCAGACTTAACAACCAACATAGAACCCAACTGCTCCGGCAACTCATTAATCCAACGCTTTAACTCCGCAAAAAGTGCGTCAAACAACTGACCACTCGTCGGCGCCGTAACCACAACCTTATTCGGAAAACGCAACATCAAAAACCAAAGCATAGCCCAACTTGCAGACGTAGACTTACCCGTACCGTGGCCGGAACGCACACTAATCTTACGCTCGTTATTCGCAATGGCATTCAAAAACTCAGCCTGATACGGCAGAGGATCTGCACCCAAAACCTCCTTAACAAATAAAACAGGATCGTCACGGTAACGCGACACAAACTCAATAAAAGGATTATCTTCCGTCATTATATCCATCCAATTTGAGGTGGTTTTGTCGAACCTGTTTCCCACACAAACCAAGCAAGACACATCATCCCACCCTTGTATGACTGGCCATCTTTTAACAACGATAGCCTTTTTGAAAACACCCACACTCTTGCTGGCGGATGATGTTTAAAAAACTTTTTCCTAGAGGCACTTTCTAAAAATGTAATCTTTAATAAAAACGCTGTTTTGTATCTGGCTATTGATTGAGCGTGTTCTGCCATGAGCAAGGACATCTTTGCATAAGGTGGGTTGGTAATTATATTATCCCTCTTGTCACGCTCAAATAAAAAATCTTTATTAGATGCGCCATAACCACGATCTACTAGGTCAGAACTTTCTACATTGTAACCACGCTCAATTAACCTCTTGCTAATGTGACCTTCACCGCAACACGGCTCAAAAATATTTCCCTTAAAGCTCTCAACAGATAACAAAGCGTCAGTGGCTTCTGGAGGGGTAGCATAATAGTCATCCTTCTGCCTATCCCCACGCATATTAAATCCAATTATTTTCATTCCAGTTTCAACACTCACTGGTCAACTCCTCATACTCAACATCAATCGCATTGGCCTCGCGCTGCTTATCCTCTGCATCAATCGCGGCAATCTCAGAGTTAACCTTGCGCAGCGCATCTAAATGCATATCAGCTACAGAAATCGTCACATTAGTCTGCGGGCGATTGCCATACCTATCCTGATTGTAAGAACCCGCCATAAACTTACGCCACTGCACCTTCTCACGCGTGGCGGCAATCTCAGACGTTGTGCTACTGCCATCCAACGCGTCAACCATTCCCAACCCCTCCTCAACCAACGCGTCGGCAGACTCACGCTTCGCCTTGGCCAGCGCAGAAGCATACTCAGGAATCTGATTAACAGACGTGCTAAAATACGCGCGACTGCACCCATACTCCTCCGCAAGCTTCGTCATCGTCTTGCCAGAAGCAACCTCCTCAAACAAAAAATCAGCGCCGCCCTTACTCTTAATCTCGCCTAAAATCCTGCGCCGTAAAGCCCTGCCTGCCATTAAATAAACTCCAGTTTTTTTTAAAATTTTACATTAAGCCTGCGTAGTAAGGCAAGGGGGGTGGCGGGGGGTTAAGCGTGTGCGTCGGATTATACATAAACACACCCTAGCAAAATCTTTGGCGGGGGGGGGTAATTTGACATCATTATCGCATAATCAGTATTATGTTAAATTTATTATGCAATGGAAACAATGACATAGCTATTTCTGGGGTATCAATGTCGCATATGAAAGCCTTTGGCAAAGCTCTTGGGGTATTGACGTACCCCACAAAATGATCTACTCGCGCGCGCCTGCGCCTTGTTGTCGATGTGCCTCGCAGGTAGTATATCTCACAACAATGGCTCAATGCATTGTCTCAGCATTAAGCTTGAATATGTCTTCACTCTCCATTTCAATCAATGCTTCTGCGAGGCTTTGCATTAATCTGTTTGGGTCAGCGTTATCAACTAATCTATCGCCCAGATAACTCGTCAACATCTCAGTCTCATTATCTTGCTCATCATCATCTTTGCATTGCAATTCCATAACAATCTTTAATCCGTATGCCATGACATCTCCAAAAGAAAAACCCGCGCCATTACAACGCGGGCTTAGTTGTCAGGGTAATCCGCTTGACTGTGGGAGACAGAAAGCAGACTTGCGATGAATAACCCCGCACGATCACTATAGCTCACCAGAGAGCTTCACATCAAGTCCCTGCGTCTGACATTTCCGCACCCAGCGCCATATACCCACAACTATCCACGCTCGAATCCCTATGCCCGCCATTGCGCAGCCTCGCAATCTTGAGTAGCGCCATTAGGTGACACACGTCTGCGGCGCTAATATCACACCCCAAGTATGCGCTAAACAATGCCGCAGTAGTTTCGAAGTTTTCTTTAGGCTGGCCGTAATGTATTTGGCGCGGGCCATTGATAAGTTCCCCAGCCTCAAGCAGAACGCTAGACCTTACATTTTCCGGCAACACAATCTTCTTCTCAGTCGGTATAATTTTGTCGTTCATTTCTTTTTCCTTTTGTTTGTCATTTCTGCTTTCCTAAATATTATCTTTCGTCTCTCATCCTCAGACCACTTGGGCAGCGCAAGATTAAAACGACGACAATTAGCGAAACCCTCAAGCTCTCCAATATCGCGGCAAGAGTTAAGCTTCTCATCAAACGTCCTAGCCTCAATCGCCAGCTTCGTTCTCCCAGCAGGAAATATAAAAGCATCACCCCTCTCAACTTTACCCTCAACCCACTTCAACATCCTATCCCTCACCTCACTCATATTAAACTCCAATCTGCCCATTGTAGGAATTGTAGGAATACCTAAAGGTATATTCCTACATTCATACACTTTATGGTTTCGTAGGAATTACTGTAGGAAAGCGTATGAAACGTATGAATTGGACATCTAAGTCATTGTTTTTATTACACCCCCAATTCATACACTTTTCATACACTTCAGCATTTCCCCTCACCATCCAAAAACCACACAAATCCATCATTTTGCACCAAATGTCCGGCACTAATCAGTGCATCAATCGCCTGCTTGTAGCTGGATCTTGGATTGCTGGCGTTAGATACCTTGCCCAAGAAATGGTTTCTGAGATCCTCTTCCTGAATCATCCAATACGTCCTCGGCTCTGGAAATCCAGCCCCCGCATGATTTGGTTGGCCCACGCCCTCACCCCTAAGTTGGGTAAATGCGTTGCGCATGATAAGCTGGTTCTTGCCCTTTATCTTTGGCTTGCTGGCCTCGGCAATTTCACTCTCGCTGGCCTCATGGATGACGCACGTTGTGACTGCATCTCCATCCTCATCAATGCCAAGCTCAACCACTTTAAGTTTAAACGTAAAGACTGTTCCAGTTTCCATGTCGCGCTGCTTGGTGGATTTCGCCGTGCGCAGCCCCGTAACTTCGTCGTGGTCTAACTCTATCTCAGAATCGGTAGCCGCGCGAAGTGAGCTATGTCCACGCGCACCAGCGGCTTTATCCTTCCCCGAATGATGCACAATTGAGACGTGCGCCTTGGTAATGATCCTGAGCTTATCGCAATTCGAAATGACACTTGTCATTGCTTCTGGTGCATTCTCATTACCACCAGCCATTGCGCGACTGAGCGTGTCAACTACGATCATTTTGAGTGGGCCGTGTCGTTTAGATATTTCGGCGCAAAGCTTTATGAGTGACGCCATGTCAACGTCTGGGTCTAATAAGTTTACTGGAGACGGCCTGACAGCCAATTTAACGTTGTTTTGGTCGGGGCAATGCTGTTTTAGGGCTACTACCCTATTGTGGAACGCCATACCCCCCTCAGTCGCCAAATATAATACAGATCCGCCATTTACCTTACTGCCGTTCCAATCATTATCTCCGCCAACGTGCCAGCCCATATCAAGCGCGAAGAAAGACTTACCCACGTTTGATTGCCCGTAAATTACGGACATACCGCCCTCGGTGAGCCACCTCTTTATGAGGTAGTTTCTTGAGAGTTGCGGTACCGCATCCTCCGGCATAAATATTTGATCCATCACGTTAGCGACGGTCAACGCCTTTCTGGTGGCTTCCCTGCCTTGGATGACCCACAGGTCTGAGAAATCCCAGCCCTCCTGCTCTGGCAAGATATATTCCACGCCGTGTTGCTCAAACGTAGTTTCACACGCCTTGCGGCCCGCCTCGTCGTTATCTCCGGCAACGACAAGCTCACACTTGGGTTTTGACTGAGATATTGCATCAACGACTGACGGTATATTATTTGCGCTTAATGCAAAGATTGTCGGTTTATCTGTGGCTTCGTGTATTGTTGCCGCATTGGCCCAACCCTCAGTGATGTAAGCGAAATCCTTTATCGGGCCACCTATGACGCTGAAATGACCGACTACGGGCATATTATAGCTAAACTTCTTCTTACCCTCCGCGTCGATATACTGGTAGCCGACGCGCTTACCCGTCACATCTATGATAGATATTACAAGCTTATCGCCCTCGATTTTTGCATTGTGCAGGCTGAGTTTCTTCTTTTCTAAGTATGGATGTTTACTCATATCGTTACTTTCCGGCCAATCCACTTGCGATTCTGTGCGCACTTCTTTGCGCACTGGCGGCGCGCTAGATTGCGACGGCCAAAGGGACATATCCTTTAATTTGTCTTTAATTGCTTTGTAGTCTTGGCATTTCCTGCAATTTACTAAAACTTCACCATTAAATTCTTTAATCCAGAACCTATCGACGCCGGAACAATTTGG